ACGACAACAAGCAATCCTATATCACTAACGGTTACGAGGCAAACGACATCATATATTCGATTGTAACGCTTATTACTGACAAGTGTTCAATGCCTGAGTGGGATGTTTACAAGGTAGTTGATGATGATAGCTTCACAAAGTACAGGGCAATAATGGCGCATAAGGATGTAAGCGTTGAAGATTACAGAAAGGCGATTGAGTACCGGGAAAAGGCTCTGAAACTTGTCAATGCTGGAAAGTTGACAGAACTTGTCAAATTCCCTAACGACTTCGACACATTCACTTCACTTGTCGGACAGTTCATAGGCTACAAGCTGATAACAGGTAATTCGTACCTGTGGGGCGAAACGCTGGCAGAGGGTGCTAACGCTGGAAAACCTGTTGCATTTCATGTTCTCCCTGCTGCTGATATTGCTATTATTGCAGACCGTTCGTCTTTCCCAGTCGCTCCGGTTGGTTATTCGATTATGGCAAATAACCTGAATTGGAAAAGAAACGAGGTACTTCATGACAGGTACACCAATTATTCATTCGATATAAACGGCTCCCACCTTTACGGGCAGTCACCTTTGAAGGCAGCACTGAAAAGACTGAGCCGGAATAACAATGCTTTAAAGGCTTCTGATTCTGCCATGCAGAACGGCGGTTTGCCTGGTATTATCTACATTGATGACCCAAGAGTGATGAGCGGGAATGCTTCTGTTGCAGACACTAAGTTGCAGGCTGATGCGATAAAAGAGAAACTTCGCCGTGGGCCTGACAGATCCGGAGAGATAGCCACATCAGGGTATAAAATGGGGTTTGTTCCTATAGGGATAAGCCCGGTTGATATGGCGGTAATTGAATCAGAAAAGTGGGATTTAAAGCGGCTGTGTTCTGTTTACGGCGTTCCTCAACAGTTGGTTGGTGATTCTGACACCTCTACCTACAACAATGTAAAAGAGGCAGAAAAGGCCTTGACTTCAAGGGTTGCAATGCCGTTGCTCAACTCATTCCGCAACCATTTAAATAGGAAAATTAATACAGATTGGGGGTATAAGAATAGCGGTTATGTTATTGATTATGACCAGACAGTGTTCACAGAATTNNGGGTAAATCAGTTGCGTGGATTAGGGCCAAACGAGCAAAGAACGCTGTTAGGTATTGAAAAAATAAATGAACCTGTATTTGATGAGCCGTGGATAAGAACAGAGGACGGTGTACCATTAAGCGAATGGAATGAACCAGGAACTGGACCAGATAGTATTTAAAACATACCCGGTTACGAAGCGGGAGAAAACCTGTGCAATTCACCGGGCAAAAATGGAGTACAAGCGGGAGCAACTGAGAAAGAAGCTAATGTACGATGGACAGAAAAAAGCATATAGCAGCATGGCAGAGGGCAAACGGGAAATTTTTCCGTAAGTACCAGCCGAAGGTGTACAAGGCTTTAAAGTCTGTGCAGGATGATCTTGTTGCCTATATAGAGGCGAACGGGGTGCAACTTGCTCAGTCTTACCTGTCAACAGTGATAATGAACGATAAGTTAATCCCGGTACTATCAACACTAAATAAAGATGTGGGGCTGTATCATGCCAATAATACTTACAGGAATATAAGGGCTGAAATCAGTCAAAAGTTCTTTGGCAGGTCGGCATCATGGCTGCAAGAAATCACAAACTACCTGATGCGCCACCTTTTAGAAAAGGCAGTAATACGGGTTACTGAAACGACCAGGGAGGCATTGATGAAAGTATTGGAGGAAGGGCTGGCAGATGGACTTGGTGAATATGAGATGATTAAACTCATCCGTGAACGTGACATTTCGCTGGTTCAATCTCAAAGGATTGTCAGAACGGAGGTTAATATAGCGGCGAACACCGGGGTAAAAGTATCAGCAGAATCATTCAATTTGGTAATGCAGAAAGAATGGATTTCTCATCAGGACATGAGGACAAGGGGTAGGCTGCCAGAGGACAGGAAAGACCATTATCACATGGACGGGCAGGTTGTTAATATGGATGCGAAGTTTATCGACCCGAGAAGCAAGGAGGAAGTAGAACACCCGTCTGACCCTAAGGCCTCTGCTGCTATGGTTATTAATTGCCGTTGCACATTTGCCCCGACACCAAAAAGGGACAAACAAGGGCGGCTGATAAAAAAATAATTTGTTTGATTAATTAACTAAATTTGTGTGCGATGAAAAGAATGTATGAGGTAAAGAATATCAGTGACAGCGTAAAGGATATATCCGACCGCCGGGTAAAGGTGGCCATAGCTCATTTTGGCAGCAAAGACCTTGACAATGATATTATCATGCCGGGTGCGTTCACTAAGACAATATCAGAACGAGGCCCGAAGTCTGCAAATCTCATCTGGCACCTTACGGATCATAACCCATCACTAAAATCAGCAGTAGGTAAGTTCACCGAGTTGAATGTAGAGGGTGACTATCTTGTAGGTGTTACAGAAATACCGAACACCACCTGGGGAAATGATGTACTTGAATTTTACAAGACAGGACATATCAATCAGCACTCAATCGGTTACAGAACGATAAAATATGAAACTGTAAACGAAGGAACTAAAGACGAATTTCGCAACCTAAAAGAGTTATTTCTTTATGAAGGTTCTGCCGTTCTGTGGGGTGCAAATCCAAATACTCCTACATTGGGTAAGTCAATGACGTTTGAAGAAATTACGGCAGAACATGATAAGCTGAGCAAAGAGCAGCATCTGTTAATAAAGTCGCTCCGTGATGGTCGGTTTACCGATGATGCTTTTGAACTTATTGAACTGCGAATGGTTCAAATTAATGAGGCAATAAAATCACTCCTAAATTCTCAACCCGTCCAGACAGTTGAGCCGAAGATAGATGTGATTGCAACAATAAAAGAATTTACAAACAATCTAAAAAATTAATCATGGAAAAGAAAGAATTGATGGAAGCTCTGGACGGGCTGAAAGCAGAACTGAAGACCGCAACCGATGCGGAAATGAAAAAGCAGATTGAAGCCAAAGCGGCTGAAATTGAAGCGAAGCTGGAAAAGATGAAAGAAATTGACGAGCTGAAAAGCGAAGTCAAAGTACTTAAAGACAATGCTGACAAAAACCAGCAGGTAATTGACAAGTTTGTTGCCGATGGGAGCAAAAAGAAACTCACCGAAAAGAAAACCTTCGGCGATGTGTTCACAGAAGAAATCGGGAACGCTTTTGAATCAAAGCAGGCTGAGTTTGAGGCTTTCCGTAAGGATAGAAATGCCAAACTCATTATTGAACTGAAGACAGTCGGAAATATGCTGTTGAGTTCCAACCTATCAGGTGACGGCGTTGCATCATACAACCAACGGCAGGGGCTTGTTCCTTCTCAAAAGGTGAATTTCCGTGATCTTATCCCGGTTACGCAAAGTCCGACTGGCCTTTATGTTACATACCGTGAAACGGGAACTGAGGGAAGTATCAGCGCACAGACCGAGGGAAGCGGTAAAACACAGATTGACTATGACCTGACAGAGGTTAAAGTGGTAAGTGATTACATTTCCGGTTATGCCCGTTTCAGCAAACAAATGATGTACCAGCTTCCTTTCTTACAGGGTACGCTGCAAAGGATGCTGTTGCGTGACTTCTACAAGGCAGAAAATGCGGCTTTCTTCACTGCTGTAAGTGGTGGGGCAACTGGTTCAACAACTATGTCAGCTACCGTTGATGCTGAACAGTTAATTCAGCTTATTGCAAACCAGATGAATGCGAACTTCAACGCTTCATATATCCTGGTTAACCCGTCAGAGTGGGCAAGACTGTTGGCAACTAAGCCAAGCGATTACTCTATCCCTGGCGGTACAGTAATTGATCCTAACGGAAATATCCGTATTGCCGGTGTTCCTGTGATTGCAGTTCCGTGGGTAACGGATGACAAGGCATTGATTATAGATAACGAATACATTGAGAGGGTTGAAACAGAATCGCTCCGGGTTGAGTTTTCTTATGAAGATGCCGATAACTTCACAAAGAACCTTGTTACTGCAAGGGTTGAGTGCTTTGAGGATATTAACCTTCTCCGCACAGATGCCCATATCTATGCAGACTTAGGTAATGCAAGCTAATTGTGCCGGGTGATTGTGAGTATAACGGGGGAAGGCTTCGGCCTTCCCTCTTAAAAAAATAAGATGAAAAACAGGCTAATATCATTCAAAGAAACAACAGCCGCAAGCGGTGTTACTGAGCCGTTGACATTGCAGGAGGTCAAAGACTACCTTCGTTTAGAGGGATATTTGGACCCGTCCGATTCTACGGCAACAGAGTATGATGATGATGATGATTTGATTGAAAGCCTGATTACTGCCGCAAGGGAACGGGTAGAAATGTTCACCGGGTTATCATTGGTGCCGAAGACGATGGAAATTGAGTTTGACAATGAAATTGGCAATTTCAAACTGCCTTTTTCTCCGGTAAATTCAATAACCAGCGTTACCGATGCAGACGGCAATGATTTGACATACGAACTTGACATTACAGAAAGTATCATCTTAACAGCGTTGGGTTTAAATATCCTGGCTGAATATGAAGTGGGCTATACATCTGTACCGGCAGCGTTAAAGGCAGCCATGAGGCAGGAAATCGCTTACAGGTACGAACACAGGGGAGATGAAGACATCAAAGGGCTTTGCGATGCGGCTTTGGTACTTTGTTCACAATTCAAAGAAGTAGATACATGGCTGGCATAGGGCAATATAAACAGATTAAATTGGTTGAAACGGTTGTTACTCCGGACATGATGGGTGACAATAAGGAATCTGTAGTTACCCGGGCATCTGTGTGGGCTGAGGTCACTCAGTCATCCGGCAGCCGGTCATTTGAACGGTCACAGACAATGATTGCAAATTCTGCAACCTTCAAAATAAGATGGAACAGTAATTTGCAGGTAAACCAGAATTGGAATATCCTTTATAACGGGAAAAAGTACGGTATCAGTTCTGTGGAGCGGATCAATGAGAAGCGGTTTAACGTCTTAATTACCGGAAATGCTAAAAGTTGACCTGATAGGGCAACGTGAGTTCTTAGACAGGATTGCGAATGCAGGTAAGGAATTGCAGGCTAAGATAGGTCATGAAGTACAGGCGGCAGGATATGAATATGTGAAGCTGGCGAAACGTGACCTTGTTGCACAGTCAAGCGATACCGGAGGCCTGTTAAATTCGACAATCGTTCAGCCGGTTGATGCCATGAATATTGACGTTAGAGTCGAGAAGTTCTATGCAGCGTTCATTGAATTTGGTACAAAAGGTAAGTACAAGGCTATTCCTGGAACAGAAGAAATTGCCGCTAAGATGAGAGGGTATAAACGGGGTAATTTTAAAGAATTTGTAAAGGCTATTGAGGCATGGGTAAAGCGGAAAGGTTTTGCAGCGACATACAACATCAAAACAAGGCGAAGGAGAAAGGACAAAGGAGAGGCAGAAAGAACAGAGCAGGCAGCGTGGGCAATAGCAATATCACTGGCAAGGCATGG